TGCAAACGCACATCGCCGATGTTTTTTGGGTGGGGGGATTTGGGTGGATTGAACTGGTTTGTCTGAAATGTCCGAATTTGAAAAAGCAAGGTAATCGAAACTAACGGGGGCGTTAGATTCCTGAGCGAATGGAAACAAGTGAGCGCAGCAAAACCGAATGAAGTTAAACGCAAGAATGGAAACCCAGGTAAAAAGAAACTGCCTGATCTAAAGAATGTGATTGCGTTGCCACAAATCAAAGGCGATGCGCCAATCCATTTGAGCGATAACGGTAAAAAACTTTGGGCAGATGTGCGCGAGATGGCACCCTGGATTGCAACCAGCGATAGCAAGTTGCTCATTGAACTTTGTGAAAAGATGGATAAGAAGTACGAGCTACAGGCAAAGATGGCTCAATCAGATTTTGTTCTTTACACCGACAAAGGTTATGCGTACGCAAACCCGTTGTTTGGAATGTTAAACACCGTTGAAGGTGACATTATTAAACTGCTATCGCTTCTTGGTTTAACGCCAATTGATCGCAGTAAGTTGGGGGTTGCTGAAGTAACGGCTAAGGGCAAGTTGGCCCAGTTGTTAGAGCAGCAAAAAAAGAATGGCTGATGTTCTAGGTTGGCCACCGCGCTGGTTAACGCCAGTGCCAATTGAAGATCAGATGCGTGGCGATGGCGAGTTGTATGCAAACTTTGCCGAAGCCGTTTGTCGAGTAACAAAAGATTCTGTTGCATCCCCTGCAGGCAAGTTGCTTGAACTGCGCGGATGGCAAAAAGAATTATTGAAGCACACTCTTGCCCGCCGTGAAGATGGCAGATTCAGACACCGCACTGCGCTGGTTGGAATGTCACGCAAGAATGGCAAGAGCGCATTGGCAGCATCAATGGGCTTGGCTGGTTTAACACTTGGCGGCAATGGTTCAGAGATTTATTCTTGCGCGGCAGACCGCGACCAAGCACGCATTGTGTTTGGAACTGCCAAGCGAATGATTGAACTAGATGAAGAACTATCATCAATGTTCACGCTTTACCGCGATGCCATTGAGTTCAAAGATAAGGGCAGCGTGTACCGCGTACTTTCCGCAGAGGCTTATTCAAAAGAAGGCCTCAACCCTTCACCGCTTGTAATCTTTGATGAAGTTCACGCCCAACCTTCTTGGGAATTGTGGAATGTTCTTAGCCTTGCTGGTGGTGCTAGAGCCGACTCACTTCTTCTTGGCATCACAACTGCAGGTGTTAAGACACAAAGCAACGGCCAAGATTCTCTTTGTTATTCGCTCTACCAATACGGCCAACAGGTTGTAAAGGGTGAGAAAAAAGACCCATCATTTTTCTTTTCATGGTGGGAGCCAACACAACCTGAAGCCGATCACCGTGACGAATCATTGTGGCAAGAGGCAAACCCAGGTTATGACGATTTACTTGACAAAGAGGAAATGCAAAGCGCGGTTTTGCGTACACCTGAAGCTGAATTTCGCACCAAGCGCCTGAACTGTTTTGTAAATACTTCAGTTGCGTGGTTGCCAACTGGTGCTTGGGAAGCGCTGAAAGACACAGATAGATTTCCTGAACCTGGCGAAGAAGTTATTTTGGCCTTTGATGGTGCGTTTTCAAACGACTCAACCGCGCTAGTGATGTGGTTATTGGGTGGCGAAAAGCCTCACCTGATGGTTGTTGGATTATGGGAACGCCCCGATGATGCCGAACAAGGTTGGCACATCCCTGTTGCAGAGGTTGAACAAACGATTGTTGACACATTCAGAGATGAACGATTCAATGTTAGAGAAATCGTATTCGACCCAGCACGATGGCAACGAACTTTTATGGTTCTTGATGAAGAAGGCTTGCCAGTTGTTAGTTACCCCAACAGTGCTGCAAATATGGTACCCGCAACACAAAAGTTCTACGAAGCCGTTGTGAATGAATCATTTACCCACGATGGAGATGAACGACTTGCACGCCATGTTGCAAACTGCGTAACAAAACAATCTAGCCGTGGTGTTATGGTTGCCAAAGCAAGTAGCAGGCGTAAGGTGGATGCCGCCGTTGCTTCAATCTTTGGTTATGATCGCGCTACTCAACCAGCCAAACCGCCACCACCAGTTGCTAGGTATTTTTCAATTCAGGTATAGGGAGCATAATGAAGAAGATTGATGTTTCAATTATTGTTGAAGTCGTGGGTGTATCACTTGCAACTACAGGCTTGGCAATGGTTTCAGTTCCACTAGCTTTAATTGTTGCAGGTGTGTTTCTAGTATGGGTTACAGAAAAGGCTAACTAATGAGTTTATCAAAGCGTTTGGCAGGTGCTGGAACAAAGCGTTCAGCCAACAATCAATACATTGAGCCTTTAATTCCAGGCCGTCCAGCATTTGCAACTAACGCTGGCGTTGTTGTTGATGGTGAAACCGCAATTCGTATGAGTGCCGTTTATTCTTGCGTGCGCCTATTGTCAGACACAGTAAGTTCATTGCCAGTTGGCGCTTATGTGCGCCGTGGTCGCAATCGCTTACCTTATGCAACTGTTTATGGCGATCAGCCTGCCTGGGTTGCAAAACCAAACCCTGAAACTACGCGGTTAGAGTTTTATGAGCAGATTGTTACTTCATTCAAACTTGAAGGCAACGCTTATATCCTGACGGTGCGCGATGATATGGGAGATGTTCAAGAACTCTATGTTTTGAATCCTCGTAATGTTCGCATTGAGCGCCTCGCGCCAGGTGAACCATTGGTGTATTTCGTAAAGGTTAGAGATTCTCAAGGTGCTTATGAGCAGCGCCTAACCGACAAAGAACTTTTACACATCCCTGATTTCCGTTTGCCAGGTGATCGCTACGGCCTTTCACCAATCGCCGCCTGCCGCACCACACTAGGCGCGGCAATGGCAGCAGATGTTTATGCAGCCTCATACTTTGGTAACGCTGCCAACCCTGGCGGTGTCATTGAAACGGCTGGCGAGTTAACTCAAGAACAGGCATCAGATATTGCCCGTGACTGGAACCTTACCCACACTGGCCCATACCGCGCTGGCAAGATCGGTATTCTTACGGGCGGTGCTTCTTTCAAGCCGCTAACAATCAATGCACAAGATGCGCAGTTGTTAGACACTCGCCGTTTCTCAGTTGAGGAAATTGCTCGTATTTTCCGCGTTCCACTATCGCTACTTGGCCACCCAGTTGCGGGTGCAATGTCATTTGCATCAGTTGAAGCGCAAAACCTTTCATTCGTTCAGCACTCATTGCGCCCAATCTTGGAGCGAATTGAGCAATCATTATCAACGCTGCTACCTGAACCTGATGGATTCATTCGCTTTAACTTGGATGCACTACTGCGCGGTACAACCCTTGAGCGTTACGATGCCTACACAAAGGGCTTGCGTGAAGGTTTCCTTTCACTCAACGATGTTCACGCTTACGAAGATATGGCACCAATTGAAGATGGTGATCAATACCGCGTTCCACTACAAAACATTGATGCAACAGATGCTAAGGATGTTGGCCTCAAGCTACGCACCGAAATTGCTGCTGCATTGATTCAAGTTGGTTTTGACCCTGCAGCGGTTACAAAGGCAGTTGGCTTGCCTGATATGAAGCACACTGGTTTGCCTTCAAGTCAGTTGCAACAGATTTCAACAATTGACCCAACCGACCCAAGCGCAGCATACGAGGTTAAGTAAATGCCATATTTCGTTTCAGATAAGCAAGCCGATTGTTCAGGATGGGCAACTGTTAAGCAAGAATCAGATGGTTCTTATACAACATTGGTTTGCCACGATACAAAGCAAGAAGCAATAGATCAGATGGTTGCAATTTCAATTTCCGAAGATATGGAACCAGGCGGGGAAGTTAACTCAAGGAGCAAAGTGAAAGAAATTGAACGCCGTACATTTACGGTTCAAGATGTTGAAGCACGCCAAGCCGAAGATGGAACAATGCGTTTGCGCGGTTATGCAGCAGTGTTTAACGATGCAAGCGTTCCACTACCATTCAAAGAGACTATCGCCCCTGGCGCGTTTCGCAAGACATTAAGCGAAACACCTGATGTGCGTTTGCTTATTAACCACGAAGGTTTGCCACTAGCTCGAACAAAGAACGGCACACTTACGCTAAGCGAAGATGATCGTGGTTTGTTTATGGATGCAGAGATTGCAGACACCAGCGAAGGTCGCGACCTTTACAAGTTAGTTGAGCGCGGAGATGTTGACCAAATGAGTTTTGCTTTCCGTGTTATCCGTCAAAAGTGGAATGAGGACCGTTCGGTTCGCACACTTACTGAAGTTAGCCTTGCTGATGGTGATGTATCGGTTGTCACATATCCCGCTTACCCTACAACTTCAGTTGAAGCAAGAGAGGCAATCAAAAACGCAATGGAAGCAATCAAAGAAGGTCGCGCCCTAGATGGTGAATCAACTCTTGTTATCAATTCAATTCTTGAAAAGGTATCTGATTCCTACGATAGCCTTGAAGAAGGCAAAACAATGCTTGAGGTTTTGCTAGGGCTTAACACACTTACCCCAACTGTTGAGGTTGAAGAACCTGAAGTTGAGTTAGAGCCAACAGATATGCCAGCGGTTGCAGGCCGTTCAATTTCCCTGCGCCTTGCTAAAGCAATTATCAACAACACAAAATAAGTTTCTGCTACAAAAGTAGCAGATCGAAGTCGGAGCAAATCCCACACCCTAAAAGCGCCGTGGAGAGCATTGCCACCACCTCAAACAATTACAAACACTCATTGGAGAATAATGTCAAAGTCATATCTTGATGTAGCTCTTGAGCGCCGTGATGCAGTTAAGGCAGAAATGGATGCAGTTCTTGAGGCAGTAGCCGCAGAATCTCGCACCGACCTTACTGCAGAGGAAACCGATAAGGTTGATGCTCTCGTTGAAGAAGCACGCGCACTAGATGCAAAGATTGAAAAGTTCACAACACAGGCAGCAGCAGATGTAAAGGTTGCAGAAATGCGCTCATCAGTTGCAGCAGTAATCACACCTCGCGTTGGTGGCTCAACAGTTACACGCGAAGTTCGCACATACAACCCTGAAGCTGAAGTTTCATTCGTTAAGGATGTTTTCAACGCTCAGATTCGCGGAGATTACTCAGCACAAGAGCGCCTTGCTCGCCACACAAAGGAAGAATCAATTGAGCGCCGTGATGTTGGTACATCAAACTTCGCTGGATTAGTTGTTCCACAATACTTGGTTGACCTCGCTGCACCTTATGCACGCGCAGGCCGCCCAACTGCAGACTTTGCAACTGCAAAGCATGTATTACCCCCTGCTGGGATGTCGCTGGAAATTAGCCGCATGACAACAGGAAGTTCAACGGCTGTTCAGGAAACTCAGAACACTGCAGTATCAGAAACTGATGTTGACGATACACTTTTGAGCATCCCAGTTCGTACAATCGCTGGACAACAGGACCTATCACGCCAGGCAATTGAGCGCGGAACAGGCATTGACACATTTGTTGTTGCTGACCTAATCCGTTCATGGCACACAACAGTTGATAACCAGGTTCTAAACGGAACAGGCTCAAACGGCCAGTTCAAGGGAATCGCAAACTCAGGTGGAAATGCAATCACTTTCACTGCAACATCACCAACAGTTGCTTTGCTATATCCAAAGTTGGCTGATGCAATTCAACAGATTCAGTCAAATGTCTTTGAGACACCAACACACTGGATTATGCACCCACGCCGTCTAGCTTTCTTGCTAGCAGCAGTGGACACAACAGGCCGCCCATTAGTAGTTCCAACTGCAAATGGTCCAATGAACGCAACTGCAGCAGGTGCAGGCGTAGTTGGATATGGCAACTCAGGTTACTCAATGATGGGCTTGCCAATCATTGCTGATGCAAATGTTGTAACTAATCTTGGTGCAGCAACAAACCAAGATCAGATTTACTGCGTAGCAGCACCTGAAATGCACCTTTGGGAGCAGCCAGGATCACCATTCGCATTGTCATTTGATGCAACTGGTGCTTCATCTCTCACAATCAAGTCTGTTGTTTATGGATTTGGTGCTTTCTCTGCAGAGCGTTACCCACTAGCAGCCTCAATCATTTCAGGCACTGGTTTGGTAGCACCAACTTTCTAATCGAAAGTTAACAAATTGTAAGAGGCGGGTTTTTCTCCCCCGACTAACCCGCCTCTTACTTCTTAAATGATTCGGGGGAATCTATGAAATCATCACACAAAGTTTCAATTGGCAGTTGCGACCCAGGAACAGTTAACGGCGGGTTTGCATTTAGTTTGGTTCAGGTTGCTCAGTCACGATCATCACGACTTGGCCCATTCATCCGAATCAAGGGTTCAGGCTTGCTTTCAAAGCAACGCAATCGTTTGGTAAAACAGTTTTTAGAAACCAAATCTGATTGGTTGCTAATGATGGATTCAGATGAGCAACTTTCAGTTGAAGCATTTGATAAATTGATTGAAGCTGCACACGATAAAGAGCGCCCAGTTGTAGCAGGTTTGGTGTTTGCCAGTTTTGAAACAGGCTATCCATACCCACAACCAGTGCCAACAATTTTTCAAGATGCCCCTGAAGGTTTCTTGCCATTAAATAAGTACGATAAAGATTCAGTATTTCAAGTAGATGCAGCAGGAACTGGATGTTTGCTAATCCACCGCAGCGTTCTTGAAGCGATTAGAGCAGATGCCGACCCACACCAGGGGCAAGATTGGTGTTGGTTTTGGGATGGCCCAATCAACGGCGAATGGATAGGCGAAGATTTACAGTTTTGCCGCCGAGTTCGCTCACTAGGTTTTCCAATCTATGTCAACACAGGCGCGATACTGCCTCACTCAAAGAGCTACTGGTTAGATGATAGGCAGCACGACATATGGAACGCATAAAAAGAATTTTAAGAATTAAGGTAAAATCAAAGGAAACCGCTACCGCCGTTCCACAACTGGAACGCGCAATGCTTCCCAAAGTAGAAACGAGAACAAAGCGTGGCGATCACTAACGGCTACACAACGCTGAATGATGTTAAAGCGGCACTGAATCTTGAGGATTCAATAGATAATGCAGCCCTTGAAATGGCTATTGCAACCGCTTCACGCCAAATAGATGATTATTGTGGCCGTTTCTTTTACAAGGATGGAACATCTCAAGCACCTGCCACTCGTTATTACACACCAACTGACTATTACATTCAACCAGTTGATGATTTTGTGAGCATTAGCGAGATTGCAACCGATGATAACTTTGATCGTACCTACGGAACAGTATGGACCGCTGACGATTCAATGTTTGAACCAGTCAACAATCCTTCACGCGGTTGGCCAATGTCTCGTATTTTGGCAGTAGGTTCTTATGTTTTCCCCTGGAATTTGCCACAATCGGTACGGGTTAAAGGCGTTTTTGGATGGTCAGATGTACCTTATGAGGTAAAAACTGCTGCAAAGATTCAAGCATCTCGCCTGTTCTTGCGTAACCAGTCACCATTTGGCATTGCTGGTAATACAGATTTAGGAACAGTGCGTTTGGCTGCAAAGCTAGATGCCGATGTTGAGGCGCTACTGCGCCCATTGCGCAAGAATAATGGGTTGGCTAAGTAATGTTACCAAGTGCCGTTAGAAACGGCTTAAAAGCCAACCTAGAGGCGATTAAAGGTATGCGTACCTATGAGTTGGTTCCTAGTGTGCCAGTTGCCCCTGCAGCCATTGTTGGCCAATTAGATTTTACTTTTGATTTGAACAATGCCCGTGGCTTAGACCAGGCAAACCTAGATGTTGTTGTTTTGGTTCAGCGCTTTAGTGAGCGTTCAGGCCAAAACGAACTTGATAAGTACCTTGCAGGTAGCGGGGATTTCTCAATCAAGGCAGCAATTGAATCTGATCTAACTCTTGGTGGGGCTTGCAGCACTTTGCGAGTTACATCTGCAGAGGCTGGCGAATATGTTGCTGGCGATATTGTATTTCTTTCATACCGTTACCGTCTCACCGTTTGGGGATAAGGAGAAAAATGAGCTACACAGTTACCTCGGACAATTTCGAGGCGAAGAAAAAAGGCGAAACAATCACCGATAAAGAATTGCTTGATCTAGGACTTAATGCAGATGCCCTAGTTGCAGGCGAACACATAAAGAAATCAGCACAAACCAAACCAGCAACAGTAGAGGAAACAAAATAATGGCCCGTATTGTCCTAACAGATGCTTCAGTTGTAATCAACGGCATCAATCTCAGCGAGTTTATTACGAGCGTGGCATTAAGCACCAGCGATGATGTGGTTGACACAACAGGTATGGGTTCGGCTGGTGCGCGTACTCGAATTGGTGGGCTTGCTGATAACTCAGTTACATTTGAATTCAATCAGGATTTTGCAACATCAGGACCTGAAGTAACTATCAATGCAGTTGGTTCTTCACTTGTTGGAACAGTTACAACTTGTGTTATTAAGCCAACATCAGCAGCAGTTGGTGTGGCAAATCCAAGTTACACATTCTCAGCCTTGTGCGCAGAATGGCAGCCACTTTCAGGTGCAGTTGGAGAACTTGCAACAGTTTCAACAACTTGGCCAATCTCAGGCAACATTACAAAGGCGGTTGCATAAATGCCACGCTTAGTATTAACAAATGCTTATGTTCTTTATGCAAGCAATGACATCTCGCAATATGTAACTTCAGTTTCATTAAGTTCCAGCGTGGATGTTGTTGACACCACGGGCCTCGGCTCGTCAGCTCGTACACGCGTTGGTGGATTGTTTGACAATCAATTAACTGTTGAGTTTAATCAGGATTTTGCAGACAATGCCCTTGAAGAACTTATCAATGGCACATCACTTGCAACATCAACTGTTGGAACTGCCGTAGCAATGGAAATTCGACCAGTTAACGGTGCAGTCAGCGCAAGCAATCCAAAATACACATTTAACGCTTTGATCTCAGAATGGCAGCCACTTTCAGGTGCCGTTGGTGAATTGGTAACTGCAAGTGTAACTTGGCCAATCTCGGGCGTTATTACAAAAGCAATTTCATAATCTACTAAGGGGGAAAAGATGGATGGATTAGCAGTAAAGGTAAAGACAACCGAAGGCCTTGAGGTGTCATACAAATTAACACCTCGCATTATTGTTGCATTTGAACAACAGTTTGGTGCAGGTATGCCCAAGTTGTTGGGGGAGCAACAAAAAATTGAACACATCTATTGGTTGGCTTGGAAAGCAATGCAGGTAAATGGAGTTGTTGTTAAACTTTTTGGCCCTGAATTCTTAGATACTATCGTTAGCGCCGAATTGGACAGTGATAGTTCTTTCGAATCCACCGCAACAGTTTAACTTATACGATTGCAGCCGTTGCGGTTGAAACTGGTATTCCCATCAGTGATTTGTTAGATGCTCCCGAAGGAATCCTTGAAGCAATCACGATCTATATGAAGGAACGAGCTAAAGCCAATGGCTGATGAAGTAATTGTTCTTACAGGTATCAAGGAAACTTTGGATGCTCTTAAAGAGTTTGATAAAGATGCGGTTAAACGCTTCAATAAAGTTATCAATAACGAATTAAGAGGCGCAGAGCGCGATGCAAAAGGTTTAATCAGTGAGGACCCACCGATGAGTGGCTGGCGTAAGGCAGATGCTGCCAAAGGCCGCACTCGCGGTGGCGCTGGTTGGCCTGGATGGAACGCTGGAGAAATCAAATCAAAGATTACTAAGACAAAAGCCCAGGGTAAAGTTCGTGGTGATTACACAACAAGTGCTGGTGCTTTGCTTAACAAATCTGCAGCGGGTTCAATTTTTGAAGTTGCAGGTCGCAAAACTCAGGCAGGATTTGGCGGGGGTTCAAGTGCGCAATTCCTGCGAACAATTGGCAACAGATTTGGTAAGGCTTCGCGTGTAGTATGGCGCGTTGTAGATAAAGACAGAGCAAGAATTGAAGAAAATGTAGCGCGTGCGCTTGAACAAGCAAAAGCCGATCTACAAAAACACTTGAATAAGGAGCGTGCATAAATGGCAGTTGGCGCAGTTGTTGCCCGCATCCTTACCCAGTATTCCGATAAAGGTTCAAAGGCTGCTCAAAAAGATATTAACAAACTTGGTAAAAACATTGATGGATTTGCCAAGAAATCTGCAAAAGCATTTGGAGTTGCTGCCCTTGCAAGCGCAGCCTTTGCGGTTAAAATTGGCAAGGATGCAGTTCAAGCTGCAATGGAAGATCAAAAGAGCCAAGCACTTCTTGCTAATTCTTTGCGCAATACTGTTGGTGCAACCGATAATGCAATTGCTGGTGTAGAACGCCACATTACGGCTTTACAAAAGCAATTCTCTGTTGCAGATGATGAACTTCGCCCTGCATTTGGCAGATTAGCGGCAGCATTTAATTCAACTACGATAGCACAAGAGGCAATGCAAGTTGCGCTGAATGTAAGCGCCTTTGCAAGTGTTGATTTGGCAACCGCATCTGAAGCAATAATCAAAGCAAGTCAGGGCCAATATAAAGCTATTACAAAACTTGTACCTGGTATTGGTGCTGCAACATTAGCAACAAAAGACTTTGGCAAGATAACAGATAAGGTTTCAAAACTAACAGGCGGTGCTGCTGCTACTCGCGCAGAAACTCTTGAAGGCAAAATGATGGGGCTAAAGATTGCATTTGGCGAAGTCATGGAAACTTTAGGTTATGCCCTTTTGCCAGTTATGGAAAAGTTTGCAACATTAGTAACAACACAATTGTTACCTAAGATTGAAGCATTTGTTGCACTCAACAAAGACAAGTTGGCAGCAGGTTTTCAGATTGCTGCTGAAATGGCTTTCAAACTATTAACTGTTGCAATTGCCTTTTCTGACTGGTGTGCAAACAACATGGGAATCGTTAAAGGTATGGCGGCGCTTATCGTTGGAATGTTTGCAGTAGGTCGCATTGCTGCATTTGTAACTGCAATTGGAACAATTACAACCGCGATGGCATTGTTGCGAACAACAACAATCGGCGCGGCTATCGCAACAGCATTTGCAACATCAGGTGTGAGCATTGCTTTAGGTGCAGCGGCTCTTGCTACAGTAGGACTTGGCGCATACACGCTTAACAATATGATGAAGCCTGGAGCAGTTGCTGGCAAAAAAGGCATCAGCCCCCGTGGTAATTCAAACAATCGCGACTTTAGTGTTGACCCATACACACCGCCTGTTGTGAAAGGCCTTAATGATTTCACTACTGGCTTGAATAAAGCAACCAAAGCAACAAAAGATTCTAAGAAATTGCAAGATGCAATTACCGCTGAAGCGGTACGCCAAAACCTTGCGCGCCAAAAGTCACTTTCAGGTTCAACCGCACTTGCCGTTGGTCAAGGTCGCAAGTTGTATATGCCACAAAGCGGCGTAAATGTGATTGTTAACAATGGTGGTTCAGTAATTAGCAATGAAGATTTAGTAACATCTATTGTGAACGGCATTGAAAGAACAACTCGCCGTAGCTTTGGAACCGTTGGAGCGTTTGATAGATAATGGCAGCCTTTGACGGAGTAACCACACCTGCGGTTGCAGTTCAATTTCTTAAAAGTGGAACTTGGACTTCAGTAACAACAACAGATGTAATTCAAATCAATATTCGCCGTGGTCGAACACGCCAAAATGAACGCGATCAGGCAGGTATTTCAGTTGTTGTTTTCAACAACACAAGCGGTTATTACGACCCTGATAACACCAGCGTTTCAAACCCGTGGGTAGTTTCAGGTACTAACATCTTGCGCGATGGCTTGCAAATGCGCATTGTGGCAACAATCAATAGCACTGCATATTACCTTTATTATGGGTTTCTTGAAGAAACTAAAGTTAACCAGGGTGAAGCACCTAGCGCCACAATGACCTTTGTTGATGGTATTGCCTACATTGCCGATGCCCAGGCACCAGCACTGGCCGCTGCAGCAAATGCCGAAACCGCAGCCACACGCGTTGGCAGAATGTTGACACTTGCATTATGGGGCGGCTCATCTAGCCTTACTGGAACTGTTGGGATGTTGCCAACTGTTCAAGGTCGTTCTTGTATGGAATTGATTTATCAGGCAGTTGATGCAATTGCTGGCCGTTTCTATATATCACGCTCAGGTGTTGCAACATTGGTGCCATTGGCCGATAAATTCAGCCGTCCAACCCAGTTGCTTTTTACTGATAATCAGGCAAGCAACACAGTGCCTTATGCTCAACTTTTTACTAACCCTGGCACTTATTTTGTTGTGAACCAGGCAGTTATTGCCCGTGGTGACTACAACCAATACACATCTTTATACACACCAAGTTCAAACGCTTATGGAATTGCTAAAACCGTTATTGATGCACCTGTTGCAACTGATAACAATGCTCAAAATCTAGCTTTGTATGAGTCACGCAAACTAGCAACACCATTAACTTATGTTGAGCGCATTGATTTTAATGCTTTGGCGGTTGGAACTTATGGGTCGCTTTACCCTGACTTTCTATCAACAGAATTGGCCGATCAGGTGAGCGTTATACGCACAACTTATGATAACCGCACTATTCAATGGAACCTTGTAGTTGAAGGAATGGCTCACACCATTACCCAAAACAATTGGCTTGTGTCTTACACAACTTCAGCCATTAACCCGTATTCAATTACAATCTAGGGGGTAACAGATGCCATTGTGTCCACAAATTACCAATACCCCTATTACAGTTTCACTTACAGGTGATTTTACTGTTACCAGCGTTCTACCTACTGGCAAAAATAAAACTTATTACCAAACAACTGCGCCAACAGGCGGGATGCTTGAAGGCGATCTTTGGGTTGATACAGATGATAAAAATAAAATGTATCGCTACACATCAGGTGCTTGGGTTTCAGTTCAAGATGGAACTATTGCCGATGCTGCCGATGCTGCTGCAGCAGCAAGTGCATCTGCTACTGCTGCTGCTGCCGCTGCTGCTACCGCACAAGCGGATGCTGTCATTGCACTTGCTGAAGCAACATTAGCTTATAACGAAGCAATTGGTTCATTACAACCAAGCGCAGACACAATTGTTAATGCAAGCAATCAAATTACTGCCATCAACGGCACTGGCATTACTATTTATTCAGGTTCATCTGCAAGTAGCGGAGCGCGTGTAGTTCTTAATTCACTTGGTCTTGCTGCCTACGGTCCAGGAAGTTCGGTTAATGTAACAGGTGCAAGCGGAAATGGCACAACTGTTACATACACTGCAAGTGGGCATAGTTTTGCAGTGGGAAGAAATATTACAGTCAGTGGTCTAGCGCCAAATGGTTACAATGGTTCATTTGTCATTACTGCAGTTGTTGCTGGTTCAACATTTACCGTAGCCAACACAACAACTGGTGGGCTTACAGACTCAAATGGTGTTGCCGAAGGTGCATCATTGGCGATCAGTTCAACTACAGGAAATGCAGTTTTTTCAGGTAGCGTTACAGGTTCAAGCATTATTGGTGGAACTCTTAACATTGCTGGAAATGCCATTATTGATTCTGCTGGACTTTTAACTGCAACAGGTGCCACAATTCAAGGAACAATTAACGCAGGTGCAGGTTACTTTGGCAGCCTTTCTAATGGTTGGTCAATCAACTCAACAGGTTTAGTCGGAGTTGGAACTGGAACAATTGTTACAAGCACTGGTGTCAACGCAATTGTTTTGAGTAGTACGGACAACGCAATTGGAATTAAAAGCGGTGGTTCTTACGCTGGTTGGATTGGAAGCATTGGCAGCGGTGCAATTTTAATACACTACGGAACAAGTCCAAGCAGCGTAGCTTACCCACGCGCTGCAATGAGTTCAACGGCTGCAACATTGTCAGGAACTGCAAGTTCGGGATATTCTGCAAATACTGATGGCTCAAACACAATTGCTGGCACTACTAGATTTTTTAATAGTATTCAGGTAGATCAAAGCATTACTGCAGGTTCAGCGGGTTCATTGTTTGAATTTTTATCATCAAGTGGCAATGTGCGCGTTTCACAAACTTACGCCCAAGCCGTATCAGGTCGAGCAATGCAAATTTCAAGCGCTGGTTTGTATGGAACGACAGCATCCACCCGCCGCAAGAAGCATGACATTTCTTCTTACACAATTGACTCAGCAGCTTTGCTTAATCTTGATGTTAAAACTTTCAAATACATACCTGAAATTGATGCAGCCCAAGATGTGCAATATGGCTTTATTGCTGAAGAAGCACAAGAACTTGGCCTAGATGAGTTGATTCAATACGATTCAACAGGCGTTCCTGACTATTTTGCATACGAAAAGTTGCCAATTTTCTTGTTGCAACTAATCAAGGAACTCAAAGCCGAAATAGACAAACTCAAGGGGGAATAATGGAACAAGAAGTTGACATTCAAGAAGTCTTAAAGAATATGCGCGAAACTATCGGCGTACTCGCCCAGGAAAATGCAGTTCTAAAGGCACAAATCACATCACTTAATTCATAACGGGAGAACCGCGCAAATGACACCAGCAAACTGGGCAGGCTTAATTGTTTCTATCATTGCAATCATAAGTGGATTTGCAGGGGCAGTTCGATGGCTTGTAAAGCATTACCTCAACGAACTCAAGCCCAACGGTGGCAGTTCAATGCGCGATTCAATTAACAGACTTGAAGCCCAAATGGAACTTGTCCTTGAGTTGGTCAAATCTAAGTGAAGTTAGCAAAGAAGGCAACACCAGCGGCAATGGCAGTGCTACGCCAAGCCACCGCCCTAAAGCCATTGCGCAAAAAGGCATCTGACGGCTTACTGCCATCTGCAGCCCATCTGAAGCAAAATCCAAAGTCAGATCACAATACTGGCCTAGCCGTGGACCTAACCCACGACCCTAAGAATGGTATTGATTGCGCTGATATATTTGAAAAGCTAAAAGAGGATAAGCGCGTTTCCTATTTAATTTTCAACCACCGCATTTGGCTTTTTGGGCAAGGCGAAAAAAAGTATTCAGGTTCAAATTCACACGAAAAGCATCTACACATTTCCATTAAAGATGAATATGCCAAGGATGATTCGGCTTGGTTTGCTTGGTTAGACAAGCCTAAGAAAACCCCTAAAACGGTTGCAAAAGTAGCAATTTCTAAAGTTCAAAAACCAAAAAAGAAGCCAGCCAAGACAAGCAACGATAAATTGCGCAATAAGTCCTTGCTGACATTACTGTTCAAGAAAGGCAAAAAATGAATAAGTTAAAGAAGAAACTACAGAGCAAAGAGTTTAAGGCCGCCCTCAAGTCTTATTTGCGAGCAGTATTAGCATCAGCAGCAGCAATGGGTATTGCATTGCTCACAGATATTGCGCCTGAATATGCTATTCTTATTGGTGGGCTTACCGCTCCAATCGTAAAATGGGCAGATAAAACTGAAGAAGATTTTGGCCGTAAGTTTGATCAGGCTGCAAAGTAAGTAAGTAGTAATCCACTTTTAATTTTTGGAGTAATTAAATGGCAGGTGCGTACAATTTCACAATCGAGCAAGGCGCAACTTTCAATCTCTTAATGACTTGGAGAATTGATAATGTAGCAGTGAACCTTACGGGGTACACTGCCCGCCTTCAGGCACGCATTGATGTTGATGAAACTGACACAATCCTGTCACTTACAACAGGTGCTGGCATAACACTTGGCGGTGCCGCTGGCACTATCACCCTAGATCAGACTGCAACCCAAACTGCCCTGTTACCAAAGGGTGAATATGTTTATGACTTAGAGCTACAATCAAGCGGTGGCGTTGTCACCCGCTTGCTACAAGGTGAACTTAACATTTCTGCAGAGGTGACTCGATAATGGCCACAAGCGTTGTAACAATTAACACTGAAGATATTGATGTTGTTATCTCTAATGCACAAGGTCCACAAGGTCCAGGTGGTGCTACAGGTCCAACTGGCCCTGCAGGTGCAACTGGTGCTACGGGTGCAACAGGTATTGGCGCAACAGGTGCAACAGGTGCTACAGGTGCAACTGGACCGCAAGGTGTAGTTGGTGCAACTGGCGCAACAGGTCCAATCGGTGCAACAGGTTCAATTGGTGTTACTGGTCCAGTCGGTGCGACAGGTCCACAAGGTATTCAGGGAATCCAGGGTGAGATCGGTGTAACTGGTCCAATTGGCGCAACTGGTCCACAAGGAATTCAAGGCGTAGTTGGCGCAACAGGTTCAACTGGCATTACTGGCCCACAAGGTATTCAAGGTGATGTTGGTGCAACTGGCCCAGTTGGTGCAACAGGTTCACAAGGAATTGCTGGCGTAACAGGGCCAACTGGTCCGATTGGAGCAACAGGGCCAACAGGCGCTGATTCAACAGTGCCAGGGCCAACTGGTGCAACGGGTTCAATCGGTGCAACAGGGGCAACTGGCCCTATCGGTGCCACTGGCGTTGCTGGTCCAACTGGTGCAACAGGTGCAAGCGGGCCTGCAGGTGCCAATGGTGGTTCAGCAACCATCTTTAATTATGCAGCAGATACATCATCTACAACAGGCCGACCAGGTGCAGGTGATATTCGTTGGGGTAATGCAACACAGATTAACTCAACTCGAATCAACATAGATCACATTGACGATAACGGCGATGATATTGATTTCTTGCTTGCATTACTTAAAGCAAATGATTTTATTATTATTCAAGACCGAGATGTTAACAATAACTTTCAAAAGTTCTTAGTCACAGGTGCGCCAGTATTGCAAACTGGTTATGTAGAACTGCCAGTTGTCATTGATTCATCAGGTGGCACTGGAACAACTAACTTTTCAAACTTTCAATTACTCGCACTCGTTACAATCGCAGTTGGCCTTACAGGTGCAACTGGAGCAACAGGCCCCGCAGGTGCCACTGGCCCAATCGGAGCCACGGGCGATACAGGGCCAACTGGTCCGATAGGTGCCACTGGCGCATCAGGTGCCGCTTCAACTGTTCCTGGACCAACAGGTGCAACTGGCGTGATCGGTGCAACTGGACCTACTGGCCCGCAAGGTGTTGCTGGCCTAGATGGTGCAACAGGTGCAACTGGACCTGCAGGAACTGCGGGCGCAACTGGTGCTACTGGTCCTCAAGGTATTCAAGGCGTTGTAGGTGCAACTGGACCTGCAGGTGCCACAGGTGCAACTGGACCGCAAGGAATTCAAGGCATCCAGGGAGATGTTGGCGTTACTGGACCAATCGGTGCAACTGGACCTGTTGGTGCAACTGGACCGCAGGGAGTAACTGGAGATGTTGGACCTACTGGCGTTGTTGGTGCCACTGGCCCTGTTGGGGCTACTGGTTCTATTGGAGCGACTGGACCGATAGGCGCGACAGGTCCTCAAGGTATTCAAGGCGATGTTGGAGCAACTGGACCTGTAGGTGCTACTGGACCTGAAGGTGCCACTGGACCTGTAGGTGCAACTGGACCTATTGGTGCAACTGGACCTGCGGGTGCAACGGGTGCTACTGGTCCTTCAGCTTTAACCACAAAGGGCGATCTTGCTACCTTCTCAACAGTCGTAACACGCTTAGCGGTGGGTGCAGATAACGAAATAATTGTTGCAGATTCAACTCAAGCAACTGGATTGCGTTACACCTCAACAATTGCCGATGCAACAACTGCAACTGCAGCACGCGGCATTGGTTATATGGGAATTCCGCAAAGCGCAGCGGCAACAACTGGTTCTTACACAATCGTTGCTGCCGATGCTGGTGAGCATATTTACACAACTGCAACACGCACTGTTACCATCCCTGCAAACTCATCTGTTGCTTTCCCAGTCGGTACTGCGATCACATTCATTGCAGCAACTGGTGCAACTGTTACGATTGCAATTACAACGGATACCTTGCTTTTAGCAGGGGCTGGAACAACTGGTTCACGCACATTGGCACCATTTGGTATGGCAACTTGCGTGAAGATAACATCTACATCTTGGATTATTAGCGGAAATGGCCTTACTTGATGGCTGGTATTCAACTTGGGTTGATTGGGTCATATGTGCCTGCAGTAAGTGGCTCATTTGAGTCTATTGCTACAAGCACACCTTCAGGTGGAACCACATCAATTACATTTTCAAGCATCCCACAAACTTTTAAGTCATTGCAAGTTCGCAGCATTGTAAGAGATACATCTACTGGCGGTTATGATGCAATTCCAGTAAATATCAGACCAAATAACGATGCTACTTCAATTTATGCAATTCACAGTTTAAGAGGCGATGGCACCACAGTTACTGCAGATGGTTATACAGGGCAACCTCAAGGTTTGCCGTGGGCCGCCGCAATTCGTTCAGGTTCTAGCAACACAACTACATACGGTGTAATGATTCTTGATATTATTGATTACACATCAACTTCTAAATATAAAACTTTAAGAATGATTAGCGGTGGCAATGTGAATGGAACTGGCTCGGTAATTTCTTTAGATTCAGCATTGTGGCAATCAACATCTGCAATTACTTCCTTGACAATCAGAGCAGATTCTACCGCGTTTGCATCAGGAACTACCATTTCACTATACGGAATAAAGGGAGCCTAAATGCCAGCGGGTCCAACATACGAGCCAATTGCAACTACTACTTTGGGCAGTAACGCTGCAACAATAACTTTTAGCTCTATTGCTGCAACATATACTGATTTACGAGTTGTGTTAGTTGGTAGAGATGACAGAGCATCAACTGGTAATGATACTGTTTTTTTACGATTTAATTCTGACACCGCCACTAATTACTCATACACTCGACTTTTGGGCGATGGAGCAAACGCATCTAGTGCTGCTGGAACTTCGCTAACAAGCAATGTTGCTGGTTTTATTCCTAGAAATAACAACACTTCAGGGATTTTTGGACTTGTTACTGTTGATATATTTTCTTACGCGGGTTCAACAAACAAAACATATTTATCAACAACATCAGCCGATCTTAACGGTTCAGGCGATGTTGTAAGAATTGTTGGTTTATGGCGCAACACATCTGCTATTACTTCAATTACATTTAGTTTAGGTTCAACATTTCAGTATTTAACAGGCACAATCGCCACTTTGTATGGGATAAAAAATGCCTAGTACCTACACACTTATCTCTAGCAATGTCCTTGCATCAGATATAACCAGCGTTACTTTTAGTTCAATACCTTCAACATACACAGATTTAGTAATTAAGTATTCAGCAAGAACCGATGGCGGTAGCGCAGTTGGAGATACTTGTAACATTACTTTTAATTCCGATACTGGAACTAATTACTCAAGAGTAACTATGCGAAGTAATGGTTCCGCTGGAACTTCGCATATTGCAGCAAATACCAGTAGTGTAAATTTTCATACAAATGTTAATGGCAGTGGTGGAACATCAAATACATTTGCAAGTGTAGAGATATATGTTCCAAATTACACTCTTACCTCAGCAAGACCAATTGGTGTTTTCAATGTGCAAGAAGGTAACACCGCTACATTAGCCGCTGTATATGCAGGTGCTTCGCTGTACCGAGGAAGTTCGGGAATATCATCAATTACTTGGGATGCTCCAGGAAGTCTATTTTTAACAAATTCATCATTCTATCTATACGGCATAAAAAACAGTTAAGGGAGCAAAATGACAATAGCAATTGAAGTAAATTGTGAAACAGGGGAAGTCACTGAACGCCCATTGACCCCTGAAGAAATCGCAGCCAATGAAGCCGCCTTCGCCCAGGCAGAGGCAGATCGCGCCACCGCCGAAGCACAAGCCCAGGCAAAGGCTGAACTCAAGGCCAGTGCAAAGGCAAAGCTAGTGGCGGGGCAACCGCTAACTGCCGAAGAAGCCGATACACTCGTTCTTTAATACTTAGATTCGGGGGAATCAATTGCGTTTTCATATTGTGGCACTGCCACACACACAGGTAACAAAAGATTTTGCAGGATGCGCATTTACTGAAAAGGTGCGCCGCTTTTGTATAATGATGAGCGATCTAGGCCACGAAGTTTTCTTGTATGCAGGCGAAACCGTTGAGGCACCTGTAACCGAGCTGATTACTTGCGTTGCAGATTCAAAGCGTGCAGAGGCGGTTGCAACCGTTCCCCACTACACCCAGTTCCCATTTAATGGGCCTTTGTGGGATGAATTCAACACCAACGCCATTACCGAGATTGGCAAGCGCATTGAAAAGCAAGATTTCATTTGCTTGATCGGCGGCAGCGCACAAAAGCCAATTGCCGATGCCTTTCCTGCCCATATGTCGGTGGAGTTTGGCGTTGGCTACGGCGGTGTGTTTGCCAAGTATCGGGTGTTTGAGTCCTACGCCTGGATGCACTCAATCTATGCAGGGTGGAAAAACCCAACAACGGCTGATGGCCAGTTCTACGATGCAGTGATTCCTGGCTATTTAGAACCTGAAATGTTCCCATTGGGCGATGGTTTAGGTGATGAAAATGGCGAGTATTACCTGTTTATTGGTCGCTTGATTGATCGCAAGGGATACCGCATTGCCCAAGAAGTCTGCCAGCGACTCGGCAAACGGCTGATACTGGCAGGGCCTGGTGAGCAGTCAGGCTACGGTGAATTTGTTGGCAGCGTTGGCCCTGCCGAACGCGCAAAGCTAATGGGCGGTGCCACCGCCACCTTTGCCCCAACTCTTTATGTTGAACCCTTTGGAAATGTCGTAATTGAATCTCAGGCTTGCGGAACCCCAACAATCACAACTGATTGGGGCGCATTTACAGAAAACAACCCCGATGGAATCTCAGGCTTCAGGTGTCGAACCTTGCAGGAATTCGTGCAGGCAGCCGAAGGGGTCAAATACCTAGATCGCGCCAAAATCCGCAATCGTGCGGTATCGCTCTACAATCTTGATACTATCGGCCTTCAATATGAGGCCTACTTTAAGCGCCTTTTAACCCTTTGGGGCGATGGCTGGTATGAGATGGGGGAAAATGAATAGAGGCGAAGTTTTAGATGAGGCCAAACGCCTTACTTATGGTGATCGCAATGTTTCCTACGATGAACCACGCATTAACCACAAGCGCATTGGCGTTTTGTTAGGAATTGTTTTAGAACGATATGTTGAAACTGCCCAACCTGGCGATGCCGTACCACCTGAAATTGCAGCTTTATGTATGGCAGCAATGAAACTTGCACGATTGTCAGCGATGCCAACACATTTAGATTCTGCAATTGATTTGGCGGCTTATGCCGCGATTTGTGCCGAACTTGCAACACATATAGATTAAGACTTAGGCGCGAAATCGCCCCCATAACGAAACCGCCACCTGCAGCCGTTCCTGCAAGTGGCGGTTTCGTGCTTTTAATTTAATCTTTCAGGTATTCCTTTAAGTAATAGATAACAACTTTGGTAACAGTTGAATGATTGGCTTTTGCCTTTTCTTTCACGGCTAACCAAAGTTCTTCATCAATCCGAATTGATCGCAGTGGAGTTATCACAACACCACGCACTCATTCATTGAACCCCAACACCAGCCAAGAAACTCGGCTTGGGCGCTATCGGTGCCAACCCACCAAAGGTTGCTGGCAACTTGCCAAATCAAGATAATGCCAACTGCAATTGCAATTGCTCGTACACGCTTGCCACGCTTTGTAATCATTAGATGTTCCCCAATTCGTCAATAAAGGCAATTCCAAGTGCAGAGTTCACAATTGCCCTGCGCAATGCTTGCTTCATCTCATCAAGATCGCCACACTCGCTTGCATTGTTTAAGTCACGGCTGATTTGGTACAAAGTATCGCCAGCATCAATAACTAAGTTTTTCATTGCACCCATTTATTTCCACCCCATTCTGATTTCGTAACATTCTAAACATTCGTGAAGTCGTGCAATTGCTTCAAACTTAATTCCGCATTTAATGCAGGTGCAGTTGTATGACATTAGTTTGACTCCCAACCTGAAACTTCACAAAGCATTTCTGAAATATCTAATGGGCAGGCATACTTAAAAACAGTTGGTGCATAAATTTCATTAAGAGTTTGTTGAACATCCTCATCACAATTTTCATAAATTTCTAATAAATCGTGAAGAAATGATTGATACTTGTTAATTGTTTCTTCCATTTGTGCAATTGCTTCAGCCTTTGTATAAGTCTGATCTGTTGAAATCCATTGTGCGTTCATTATGCACCTGCCTTTGCAATGTAAGCAAGAATTTCTGCAAATGATGGGTCAGCCATATCCGCTTGTGCTTCTTTTGCTATCTTGATGATTTGCTTTTTTGTTGATGAACCCCAACGGAATCCGTCATACCAATTGTTGATAAAATCTTGAATCTTCTTTGCAGATTCCATATCAATCTGCAAACCTTCAGCAATAATTTCTGTGTAAGTATTCATTATGCTATCCGTCCTATTGGGAGCCGTTCCCCCAATAAGAAAACCTTAGCACCTGTATATACAGACAAGCAACATTGACCCCCAAGACACATAACGATTTGATAACGGGATTTAGGCGTGTTAGGGTCGGCTCAAGGCGTGGAAACCCGAAGAAATTGGGGAATTGCTAGGGTTTTCACGCCTTACCCCTACACTTGGCCAATGACTACTGTAATTGCCTACCAGGGGCCTGATTTTGCCATTCTAGGGGCAGACAGTCAGATTACAGACGGGGATAGGCGCATCATCAGCCCTAGCACCCCCAAGATCGTCAAATTGGGCAAATACTTGCTGGCAGTTCGTGGCGATTGTCGGCCAGGGGATATTTTGGCTTACAACTGGAAACCACCGCTTTACGATGGCACCGACCCAGTTAAATTTATGGGCAAAAAGATGATTCCAAGCATCATTACCGCGTTCAAAGCTAATGGCTATGAATTTGATAAAGATGGCGCAAGTTTTGGGTTCCTGATTGCCTTCGGCGGCAATGTATTTGAAATTGGCGATTCACTCGACATTAGCCAAAGCGCCGATGGCCTTTACTCAATCGGCTCAGGCTCTGCCTACGCGCTTGGCGCATTGGCGGTGCAGGTGCCGAACATTGGTGAACCTGAAATCCTGAACGCTTTGGCAATTGCCGCCAAATACGACATTAACACCGCGCCACCTTTTCAGATCGAGGTTCAGCGAGTCTAGCGGGTTGCCCTGTTCAAAGGTGTGTAGTATGTGCGCACCTACTTTGAACGGAAAGGAAAACAAATGTTTTGGTTAGGCTTAGTTTGCGGATTCATTGGCATTATTTGCCTGTATTTAATCATTATTGCAGCTTTTGAAATCGGTGAAGGCCGATGAACTTTGAAAAGCAACCACGCGACCCGCTATTTTCACTTCATAACCATTCAGACGGACATATTGCGCTTTATCTTGAGGAACAAGATGCCGTGAAGGATTTGGTGCAGGATGTTGTGGGCGCGTATGAGTTAGATGATTTGGACTTATTGCGCCATTCGGCAGATCGTTCAGTTAAATCTGAAAACTACTTTGAACACCTTGATAATGCCCGCGACAATCTAGGCGAGAACGCGCCATTGCTTTGCAATATGAGCGAGCAAGAAGCGTTGATTTTGGCTGAAGATTTGATTCGAGCAGTTAAGTTTGCACGCATTGGGCGCGAGGCTCAAGGCACTTACCCAGCACTAAAGGTGGTTGAATAATTTAATGTCTAAAGCCAAACAAAAAGGCACGCTTGCTGAAACTGCCCTAGTGAAGTTCTTGCAAACTGCAGGATTTCCAGGGGCAGAAAGACGGGCGTTGGCTGGTGTCAATGATCTAGGTGACATTACAGGCACACCTTGTTTGGCTTGGGAAGTTAAAAATCACAAGACCTATCACATTCCCGCTTGGCTGAAGGAAACTAAAGTTGAGCAGGATAATGCCGAAGCAGACTTTGGCATTTTAGTAGTAAAACCCAACGGTGTCGGCTTAGATGCTGGCAAATGGTGGGCAATTATGAGCGTTGAGGATATTACAAATCTTTTACGCGAAGCGGGTTATGGAGACAAGCATTGAACCAATTTGAGTTCTTTGTTGATCTACCCCGATTTGATAACGCTCAGTGTGCAGATATTGAGGACAAAGATTTATTTTTTCCTGATAACCGCACACAAGAGGCAGAAAGACTGCACCAACTGAAAGCTATTTGCTCAAGTTGTATTCACGAAAAGGAGTGTTTGGAGTACGCACTAGAAAAACAGATTCCCTACGGTATTTGGGGTGGCTCAACGCCAGCCGATAGAGATACCGTTGCAATTGCTAAAGGTAAGAGTTATGCGTTCAAAGGAATTGCATTAACGATTACCAAATTGCATAAAAAAGGGGTTTCTGCCAACGAAATTGCAGCCCAACTTAATACTTCGCCTGGTTATGTCAGTCGTGTATTGCGTAAATTGGTTGCAACTGAACAAGGAGCAGATTCATTACACCAACAGATAAAAGACTCATCCGAAGGCTTGCGTTAATCATTGTGGTTAGCGTGGGAACTTCACTATCAGTTCAGGCAATAATGGCACCAACTGCCGTACCTGCATTGGTAATTTACAAAGATCGCCCGCATTTGATGCAGGTGAACGCAAAAGAGGTGGCCCGTGAGCTACTGACAACCGAACAGTTCAAGTGCTTTTCATTCGTAATGGGAAAAGAAAGCGCCTGGGCAGACAAGGACAATCCAACCAGCACCGCTTCGGGTGTCGGACAACTATTGGATGGTACTTATCGCAATCTTGGAATGAAGCGCAGTAAATCAACTGTTGCCCAAACGATTGCAGCATTGGCCTACATAGGCCGCAAATATGGCGCTGGTGGCCCGTGTGCTGCCAAAGCCTTTTGGTTAAAAAACTCATACTATTGATGGGGGTCAATATGAGCGTGGAAATAGAAACAGGCGTGGTGGATTTTGATGCCAACACCGCCGCTTGGCTGGAGCAGTATAAATCTGCCGTTGCCAAGATCAAGGAACTGCAAGAAGTTGCAGATGTTGCTCGCGCACACATAGAGCGAGCATTAGGCGATAACGAAACTGGGATGTTCTTGAACCGCCCTGTTGTTCGTTACTCATTTGTTGAATCAAGGCGCTTTGATACCAAACGCGCCCGTGAAATCCTGCCTGCGCAGGTTATAGAGGCTCTTGAGGTAGTATCTACTTCCCGCAGATTCTCTATTGTTAGCGAGGATTAAGAACAAATGAATTTCACGCCTTTGAACTCGCCAGCACAACAGTTAGCCGTTGAACTCGGCGGCATAATTAGCGAAGCAAGCAAGTGGTCACCACGAAGCCAACAGGTTTATATCGGACCAAGTGAAGTTGGCCAAGAGTGTGTTCGCAGGCTTGCCTACAAGTTGCTGGATTGGGATAAGGCCAATGAGTCGGGTGGCGGTTCTTGGAGCGCTAATGTCGGAACCGCCATTCACTCTTTTTTGGAGCAGATTTTTGCCAAGATGCCTGAACGATACGAAGTTGAGCAGAAAGTAAAGATTCGAGCAAACCTTTCAGGCACCATTGACCTTTACGATATTGAAAAAGGTTATGTTTTGGACTGGAAAACCACAACACCAGCGGGCGTTAAAGCCAAGCGCAGTGAAGGTGCTACCAGCCAACAAATTACTCAGGTTCAGCTTTACGGTTACGGCAAAGCACAATTAGGCGTAACTGTTAACAAGGTTGGCCTGATCTATCTGCCAACTGGCGGTTCCATTGAAGATATGCACATTGAATTGTTTGATTATGACGAGCAGGCAGCACTCGATGCACTTGCCCGCCTTGATTCAGTCTATTCATTGCTATCTACCATTGATGTTGAGGAAAATCCTGCGATGTGGCCGTTGATTCCTGCAACACCAAGCCGTATGTGTATGTATTGCCCGTATTACCGACCTTTTAGCACTGATCTATCGGTTGCTTGCAATGGTGATACCGATGTGTGAGCGTGACGGTTGTGGTTGCGGGATTCCTGCAAAGACAATCAACGACATTGCTAAAGAATTGGCTGAACTGACACCACCAACAGAGTTAGAAACAAACTAACAACAAACCAAAAGAAACGGGGGAAAGCCAAATGGCTTTTTCAGCACCAAGTAGCAACACAGAATCAGTAAAGGTGGCAGACCTAAACGGCCACCTATTGATTCTTGAAGCAATTGAATACAAAACTGGCATCCCAACAGTTCACGGTGATGCAGATGCAATTGAAGTTCGTATCAATGATTTAGATACAGGTTTCAATCACGAATCAGTGTTGTTCTTTAATGTAGCTTTGAAGAACGCATTGAAAACTAAGATCGGCCAAAAGGTATTGGCACGCATTGGTCAGGGAACGGCGAAGCCTGGAAAGTCAGCGCCGTGGATTCTTGTAGATGCAACAGGCGATGCTGATGCAGTTGCAAAGGCAAACGCATTTATTGGCAACGCTGGTGCAGCAGCACCTGCGCCAGCACCTGCCAGTGCCAACATCAATGACCCTGCAGTGCAGGCATTGTTAGCACAACTGGGAGCAAAACCAGTTAACTAATTCTTGGGGGTTATCCTTTCCACTCAAGAACGGCGTTGTGATGGTTCACCCACGGGGCAACTAGCAATAGTTGGGGCAGGTTCGATTCCTGCAGCGCCACGCAAGACATAAACGAACGGGGGTAAGAAATGCCATTTTATGAATTCACTTGTGATTGTGGGCATAAAGCCGAAGTGTTTTTTGAAATGAATGATGAAAAGCGCATAGTGTGCGAAAGTTGCAAGAAGAAGTTAATGCAACGCAAGTATTCACTTGGCGGCACCATCTTTAAGGGTGATGGATGGGGTGGCAGCAAATGAGGCTTCTCGATCTTTACTCAAAAGCGGGCGGGGCAGCGATGGGATACCACCGCGCAGGTTTTGAAGTTGTTGGCGTTGATATCAAAAAACAAAAGCGTTTTCCGTTTGAGTTTATTCAGGCAGATGCGTTAGAAGTTTTAGAGGATAAAGCATTTCTTGCATCTTTTGATGTGATTACAGCTTCACCACCTTGCCAAACTCACAGTTCAACACGCCACCTTCGTAATGCACAAGGAAAGACAACAACAAAGATTGATCTAATTCCACAAACTAGGGCAGCACTCATTGAAAGCGGCAAGCCCTATGTTATTGAAAATGTACCTGGCGCACCGCTAATCAATCCGATTCAGATGTGTGGCTCATCTTTTGGTTTAACTGTTCGCCGCCACCGATTGTTTGAGTCTAATTATCAATTGACTGGTTCAATTTGTGACCACAAAGCGCAAGGAAAACCAGTTGGCATTTATGGTTCAATGCGTGATGAAATCCCTGGCGGTGGGCATACGGCTAAAACAATGGAACAGGCCCGTGAAGCAATGGGTATTGATTGGATGATTTGGGGCGAATTGGTTGAGGCAATTCCACCTGCATATACATTTGAAATTGGGAAACAATTATTGGGGGCAATTAAATGAGACTAATTAACGCAGATTGTATTGAAGCAATGAAGGCGATGCCTGATAACTCGGTGGATTCAATAGTCACTGACCCGCCGTATGAGCTAGGGTTTATGGGCAAAAGTTGGGATGCCAGTGGCATTGCATTTAATGTTGAAGTGTGGCGTGAGGCGTTGCGAGTGATTAAGCCTGGTGGCCACCTCATTGCTTTTTCAGGCAGTCGCACTTATCACCGTATGGCCGTTGCCATTGAGGATGCAGGGTTTCAAATCCGCGATCAAATTATGTGGGTGTATGGGTCAGGCTTTCCCAAGTCGCACAATATCAGCAAGGGAATTGATAAGAATAACGGCGAAACTGGCCGTTTGTTAAAATTCACCAATTGGATGCGAACAACAGGATTGAAAGCAAAACAATTAGATGAAGCTACTGGAACAAATATGGGTGGGCATTACTTAACAACCGCATCACAACCTGCAATTCCAACTGTTGAGTTATGGCAAAAGATTCGCCCACTTGTTGCCGATGTTCCTGAATGGGTTGATGAACTTGTTGATCGCATTGAGGCAGAACGCAAGGTTGTTGGCAAATACGAAACAGATATGGGTGGACTTGGCGGTGAAAGATTAGGTGAAGCTGGTGGAAACATCACCGCCCCTGCCACTGCCGCCGCGCAGCAATGGAACGGCTGGGGAACTGCGCTCAAACCTGCCCACGAACCAATGGTACTTGCTCGCAAGCCGCTTGAAGGCACCGTTGCAAACAATGTGTTGACTTTTGGCACTGGCGGGTTGAACATTGACGGGTCAAGGGTTGTTGCAGATGGTGAGAACTTTGACAATCTGAAATCACGCCCAATTGGAAAACTTAACACACGCCGCAATGATGAAACAGATGCAGAATTTGATGCTCGCGTTGGTGAGTCACCTGAACAACTTGCAGCACTTGCAAAGTTGAAAGAGTTAGGCCGCTTCCCCGCCAACTTCATTCACGATGGCAGTGATGAGGTTGTGGCGTTGTTTCCTGATACTGGAAAATCAACAGGTGGGCGCATTGGCAAAAAATCAATGGGCGATGTTACAAATGTGCCAGCGGGAGAATACGAAGCGGGCGATCCTGGATACGGTGACAGTGGCAGCGCCGCCCGATTCTTTTACTGCGCAAAGGCAAGCAAGCGTGATAGGAATGAAGGGCTTGATGGGTTTGAAAAGAAAATAACAAATGACAACACACCGCCAGGAACAAAGGGAAGCAACTCACCTAGAGCTGGTGCAGGTCGTGGCGGTGCAACCGCAAACCACCACCCAACGGTAAAGCCAACATCATTGATGCAATACCTCATTCGCCTGGTGACACCGCCCAACGGCATTGTGCTTGACCCGTTTATGGGTTCAGGTTCAACTGGCAAGGCGTGTGCGTATGAAGGTTTTGATTTCATTGGAATAGATCAATCGGCTGAGTATGTTGAAATTGCACAAGCACGCATTGATTTTGCTACCAATGACAAGTTGCCATTATGAAAGAAGAAGAATTGCAAGAGGCTATTGCCGTTGCGCTTTGGGATGGCTATGAATACTCACTGCCTGATACGCCAGGGCGGTTGGCAAAGTTTGTGATTTATCATATGAAAAAAAATGGTTTTACATTTACGGGGGGAATACAATGAGTAATCTTTTGCCAATTGCATTGCGCTTTTTAGCTCAGGGCATCTCTGTTGTTCCAACGGCCAATGATGGTTCTAAACGACCTGCATTTGCTTGGCAAGGATTCCAAGAACATCTGCCCATTGCTGATGAACTGTTAATGTGGTTCAAAGATGGCGTTGATGGCATTGGTGTCATTACTGGTGCCGTGTCAGGCAACCTAGAGATGCTTGAACTTGAAGGTCGAGCAGTTGCCGAAAAGATGCACCTTGAGGTTGCAGAGATCGCTAACAATTCAGGGCTTGGCGATTTATGGCAACGACTCAATCAAGGTTATGTGGAGTTGACACCATCAGGCGGGCTTCATTGGCTTTATCGTGTCTCAGATGGCACCTTGCCAGGTAACACTAAACTTGCCCGTAAGCCTGGCGAAAACGGCGGTGTGGATGTATGGGCCGAAACGCGAAGCGAAGGCGGCTTTACAATCACCGCGCCCAGTGGCGGTGCCACCCATCCTTCGGGCGGTGCTTGGACACTTATAGGTGGCTCCATTGAGACAATTCCAACAATTACGATGCTGGAAAGATCAGCACTGCACGCAATCTTTGCCATGTTTGATGAGATGCCTAAAGCTGAAAATCTGCAACAAGAAGTAGTTGCAAAACACGATGGAATTCTTACCCCTGGAGACGATTACAACGCCCGCACAACTTGGGAAGAACTATTGCAACCTTTGGGCTGGACTGTTGTTTATCGCAAGGGTGAATCAACCGTGTGGCGCAGACCAGGTAAAACCGAAGGCATAAGCGCTACCACGAACTTCAATGGCAACGATAAGTTCTATGTTTTCTCAACCAGCACCCAGTTTGATTCAGAAACCTCATATTCCAAGTTTGCGTTCTACGCAATGACCAAACACGGTGGAGATTTTAAGGCAGCAGCCAACAATTTGCGAAATCTCGGCTACGGGGCGCAAACGCTGAATTCTTTTGATGCAAGCAATTCACTGATGCCTACAAACACACTACAAGCACCACTACAACCCACACAAGCCGATTTAAGCGGTGATGAGTCCAGTTGGAAGCCTGTAGAGCTAAAAGATTACTTTGATGGCCTATTTCAAGCACCTATTGCAACCTTATTAAAGCGTTCAGATGGCCACGGCCTGATCTATGAAGGTCGAGTTCATTCCATCTATGGTGAATCTGAATCAGGTAAATCATGGATTGCGCAAATTGCAACTGCCGAGTGCCTGAAGAACGATAAAAAAGTCATTTATATTGATTTTGAGAGCGACCCAATAGATGTGGTTAACAGACTCAAGGCGCTAGGTGTATCGCGAGCTAATTTATTGCAATACTTTTCATACATTCGCCCTGAAGGTGCTAGGGATGCCGATGACCCATATTGGCAAGCCATCCTTGAGCCAAATTCTGCCACGCTTATCATCATTGACGGCGTAACCGAATCCCTGACAATGTGGGGTGGCGAGTCGAAAGATAACGATGCCATCACTCGCTGGATGCGCCTGTTTCCACGAACAGTAGCAACGGCCAGTGGCGCTGCCGTTGTGCTTATTGACCACATCACCAAAAATGCAGAAACACGGGGGCGGTTTGCCATTGGCGGCCAAGCCAAACTTGCCACCATTGACGGCGCTGCCTATCTCGTAGAGCCTCTTGAGGCACTTGCCCCTGGTCGAACTGGAACGCTCACAATGAGAGTTACCAAAGACCGCCCAGGTTTTGTTCGAAAGATCGCAGGTATGTGGCGCAAATCAGATAGAACCCAAGAGGCAGCAGTTTTCACTATTGATTCAACTAGGGCGCAAATGGAGTATGTAATTGGCGTGCCATTGCTCGAAGATGAGCTAGAGAGCAACAAAGAGTTCAAGAAGCAAAAAGAGGTTGCCGAGTTTATCCACAACCACCCTGGCGCTTCACGGCGATTGGTGGCTGAAGGAATTACTGGTTCAAAGGATGCCATTGGGGAAAGATTGGCTGACCTTGTTGCAGGCGGTTGGATAGAAAACCGTGGCAATGACAGGTCATTTATTCTATACATCACCGACTTGGGCAAGAGCCATTTCAACCTTTTGGATGCCGAGATCACCCAATTGAAGGTGAACTAAGGTGTACCGTACTGTACCTTTTGTGTACCTTTTTATTTTAGGTACACAGGCAGTTATGAGCGTGAGCGGTGTGCGTACTGTACCGCTTATGTATATAAGCGGTAATAGGTACACCCTCACACTCGGTACAGGAACGCCCAATGAGTGAGTTAGATTTCAAACCCATCAGTTGCCGCAAATGCGGCAATCTTATTTGGGCAGGGGTCAGTGCAACCAGTCGGTGCGACATAAAACTTGATACGGCCCGACTCAACCTTGTGGAAGAAGTCATGGCACTCACATCAGGGCTTGGCACCTACCAAGTCCACCGCACCGCCGTTTCATTTGAGGCAACCCGAAGAACGGCTGGGCGAATGACGGCTGCCGACCCCATTGTGCTTGCCACCCATACCTGCCGAGCCTTAACCGTATTTGCCGAAGAACCGCCTGATTATTTCAATCGGGTAAAGTTATCCACAACCAATGAGAAGGTGCCATTTTGAACTGCAACATCTGCCAGCGCCCAACAGATACAACTACCTGCCGTGGGTGTCATAAGGCAATAGTCGGATGGCTGGGCAACATCCCCAACCTTCAGATGTTAGCGGCTGACCACATTGCACCAGGCAGATCAGGTTCAGGTGCTGCTAGTGCCGAAAGGTCAATTGGTGTCAATGTCAACGCCCTTGATTACTCGATGGCCACAGAGCTACTTGCAATCCTTCATTCGTGGGAATCAGAAATCAGATCGGCAAGGACACTGACACCGCCAGCATTGCTGAAAAAGGAACCAACAACCGATATGGAAGTTCAGGCAACCTGCGACTTTCACCTTGCACACCTTGATTGGACAATGGGGCAAGAATGGGCTGGAGATTTTTACAGTGAAGTTAAAGAACTACATAGCAAGGGAATGGCTGCTGCCAAGCAATTTGTAGAGCAACCCCGCCGAATCCCATGCCCAACAGATGATTGCCATAAGTTTGTGGTTATTGATGCCGAAAACCTTATGAGTGATGTGACTTGCTTTGGTTGCAAGCAATCCTGGACAGTGTTGCGCCTTGTAGCTTTGGCAATGTCTAACCCAACCCGTAAGTTCTTTTTAGATGTTGAGGCAATTGCATTGTGGCTTGGCATTACTCAACGCCAGGTATATAAGATTGTTAAGGCTAACAACATTGAACGCCGTGGCAGTTTGTATGACTTGGCTGGTGTCATTGCCAGTAGATAAAACTTGACAGAAAAGTTCAGAATCTCTTGCTACACTTTCGTTAACAGGTATTGCTATCTAATTACACCGCCCAGCCAATTGGTTGGGCTTTACTCATTTATGGATGGATATGGATACCGAAACAATCGAAGAAGTTGATGAGGCAATCTTTCACGCCTATCTCACTCGTAGCCACACAATTGATTCCAAGAAGCACATCATTGATAAGTTAATTGACGATCTACTTGATAGCCGATTGGAGCTAATGCAATGCTAAGTATTGCGGTAACAGTTGGTGATGTATCAACAGACATTGTGACAGATCAGCCAATGTCATTTGATGCAATTGAAACATTGCTAACAAGAGCAACCAATTCAACCCTTGATGCGTACAATCGTTATTGTGTTGTGAATGAAGATTTGGAATCTTTAACAGAGGATGATGAGTAACACTCAAGTCTGCACCAAATGCAAGATAGATAAAGATTTAGATGCTTACCATGCAGACAGACGAACAGGAAACCGCAAACGAAATGTTTGCATTGATTGCAGACACACACAACGCCAAGTAACAAACCTATCAACATACGAATATGCAAAGTTGTTAGTTGAGCAAAACAATGCGTGTGCAATATGTGGTGTGTCAGCAACAGAGTTTAAGCGTGAGTTAAGTGTTGACCATAACCACGAAACAAAGAAGATACGCGGTTTGTTATGTCACCATTGCAACATTGGCTTAGGTAACTTCAGAGATAGCACAACATTGTTATCAGTTGCCATTGAATACTTGGAGCGAACAGATGGTGTTGCCTAGACCTTGTGCTGGATGTGGCAAGGTAGTGCGAGCAAGTAGATGTGTTGATTGTCAGCGCATTAAAGAAAGAGCTAGACCCACCCGCACCCAGCGTGGCTACGACTACAGTTGGAATAAGTTAAGCAAGCAACTACGAGAGCAGCAACCTTTCTGTTCTATTCCAGGTTGCAACAATAAAGATTTAACAGTTGATCACATCATTCCTTTAAGTGATGCACCCTGGTTACGGCTAGAGATTACAAACTTGAAAGTGTTATGCCGTATGCACAACAGTCGCAAAGGCAACTCATAACACAGTAACCCCCCCGTGGCAATACTGGGTACGGGTATAAAGTTGCGTAAGCGTGCGGGGTATAAAC